TGGCACTATTCTTTATACCCTATTTTGTTATAGCCCAAGACTTCTTGGGCTTTTTTATTTTAATTTAATTTAATAACTTATATTATAAATTATTATTTTAAAACTATAAATTAAGTCCGTTTGGTAGTTTGTCCAGTTCCACGTTTGTTAGAAAATAAAAACGTTTTGGTACACCACTTACATAACCGCCTTTTTCAGTTAAAAAGTCAAGTACTTGTCGCGCTCGAAACTCATTTGTATATACGCCATGAATTTTAGATTTAGAATAAACAATATATACTTCCTGCATTTAAGATAATTTAATTTTTGTCATTAATTAATTTAATTTTTTATTAATTAATAATAAAAATGAGAAAATATAGTAAAATTCAATTTATATTCCCTATTATGAAACAAAATACAGAAAAGAAAATACCATTCAATAATAAATTATTTTCTTTAGGTGTATCTACTTTATTAATTATATCTGAATCTTTGCCATTTTTTGATAATATAAAATCAAATGGTATATTAGACATTTTAAAAAAAGCGGGAAATGATGATAATTAATTATATATTAATTTAAGATACTTTCTTTTAATATTTGGATTTCTTATCATAAATACAAGATTCAATTCATTTTTATATTTTAAAATAAAATCCATACTTAACGCTTGATTTAATGATATTTTTGACCAAACATCTATTAAGTCGTCATTGTCATGTATTTTTTTTAACAAGTATTCTATTAAATGCTCAGATAATTGTTGGGAATGAAATAAGGCAACTGTATCCAATTTATCCTGGTGTCTTAATATAAATTCTTCAGATAATTTTGAAAAATAAGCAACGTTTTTCCAACAAAAAGAATCCATTTTATATATATAATGTTCAATGATAGATTCATGAATTCCCAATCCAGTAACTTGATGCCATTTTAATTCGTTATGAAATGCATTAATCATATCGAATGACAATGCGTTTTTATTACGAGAAAGCGGATACCAATCTACATAAGATTTAAATACATTTACAAAATCAACAGACACGTCTTGATAAGCCCATATTAACCACCAATATTCACTTGAAAAATCATTTATTTTAGAATTAATAAGTGACATTAAGATATCAAGGGGTACTTTTTGAAACTTTAATAAATTAATCGTTGGGATTTTATGAAAAAATTGTCTAATTAATTTCTCACTAAACTTTTGTTTTGTTGTTATTACAGAAAAATCAATATAATCTTGTAATTCGACAATTACATCTTCTGGAATTTCCATATTATTATAAACATAAGTCGTCCAATCAACACAATAAAGATATTCAAACAACGTATTTAAATTTTTAGGAATAAAACATCCTTTTTCTAACATAGAATCTATAATATCCCATTTTATAGGTGTAATTACATTTTTTAAATATTTATTTGTACATAATAAAGAAGATAATGTTTTTAAATCTATATATTTAAATATATTGACCCATAACTCAACCGGTAATTCCATAACTTATTATAAATAAATATTATAATAAATTTAAAATAATAACTACATACTATCTAATTATTTAATATGTATCCATTTGTTAGCAATCCATTTTTCACCTGTTTTTATAGGTTCACCACCATGTAAAGCTTGTTTAATTATAAAACCATTTTTATCAACATTTTTGAAAATTACAGCTTTGCCTTTTTTTGGTTTAACAATTTTATTAATTAATGGGAAAACAGTTTCTCCCCCATCAAAATCATCATTCAAATAAAAAAGAACAGTAAATAATCTTTGTCCATTTTCACCATTCATTCTTGTACAATACAAATTATCACCTTCACACGCATCATAGTGTGGTTTAAAATATCCCCCTATAGGATACTTTACTACTTGTAATTCTTCTTGATATCCATGTTCATTAGTATACATTTTAACTTTATCAGACACCTTTTTAATTAAAGAAATATCATCTTTTAACCAACATTGTTCACTTTTTCTTGAATCAGTTAATAATAAATCTTCTTTATCACTATAAATCTTACTTGTAAATAAGTTACCATTTGATAATTCTATAATTTTATCACATTCTTCAGATGTTAAAAAATCTGGTATTTCTATAATATCATAAGAAGGAATATCACAATATTTTGTATTGTATATATTTTTTATGTTATAATATAAAATGAAACCTAATATAATTATTAATATAGTTATCAAAATCAATAATATAATACGTATGTTCATTATATTATATTGATAAAAAATTGTTATATAAATGATAAAAATATTATTTATATATATTATTAATGATAAAAATATTTATTATAGGGCTCTTAATATATTTTTTAATAGAATTCAATAAAAACTACAAGATAAAATGTCAAAAATGGATTGGTGATTTAAAACAATCCCCGCCAAATATATGTAAAGATTGCGGATATCCAAGTGATTGTCATGGTCCTTATAAAGGTGAATCGTGGAGACATATCTTTCAAGAAAATATTATATAATAGCTATTTTACGAAGTCCTATTCTACAATTTATACCTATACTACCATCTTTACAAACAGGTTTCCATAACCAATTCTCACAGCCTTTTTGAATAATTCTTGCAGCGACATCTTCTTTTCTTTTTTGTACAATTTTAAATGTATTACTTGATAATCCTATTTCGCCCCAATGCCAAGGTTTATCAATATATCTTTCTATAAATTCTGGTGGAACTGCATAATTTTCAGATAATCCACCAGAACCCCAATACCACGTTTTATCAATATGCCTTTCTATAAATTCTTCTGTAATTGCGTAATTACTAGATAAACCACCAATACCCCAATCCCATGGTTTATCTAAATGAGTTTCTACGAATTCTGGAGTAATTGACGAATTAATTGATAAACCCCATTTCCCCCATGCCCAAGGTTTATTTAAATGACATTCTATAAAACGTGGTGTAATAATTGTATTTTCTGATAATCCACCACCAATACCCCAATGCCACGGTTTATCTATATATTTTTGTATAAATTGCAATGATATAGATTTATTTTCTGATAATCCTACTGCGCCCCAATTCCATGGTTTATTTATATGTTTCTCTATAAATTCTTCTGTAATTGCTGGATTACGTGACAACCCATATTTCCAATCCCAAGGTTTATCTATATATTTTTCTACAAATTGCGGTGTTATAGATGGATTTTTTGACAATCCAAAAAACCAATCCCAATTTTTATCAATATGTTTTTCTATAAATTGAGGCTTGATTGCAGGATTTTCTGATAATCCTCTTTCAGAACTCCAACACCATGGTTTATTTATATATTTTTCTATAAATTCAGGTGTTATAGATTTATTATATGAAAGACCACAATCACCCCAATGCCATGGTTTATCTAAATGTTTTTCAACAAATTGTGGATTTATTGATGAATTATATGACAACCCCCATTTTCCCCAATCCCATGGTTTATACATATAATTTTCAACAAATTCTGGCGTTATACATGAATTAAATGATAATCCCCACGTAGTCCAATCCCATGGTTTATGTATATTATTTTCAATAAATTTTGTTGTTATAGATATATTCTCAGATAACCCGTATTCTCCCCAATTCCAATTTTTATTAGAATGACGTTCTACAAAAGCTGGTGTTATACATTGATTTACAGATAATCCATATCTCCAATTCCATGATTTATCAATATTTCTTTCTATAAAATCCTCTAATATAGTCATTAATTAAATAAAAATAAGTTTATTAATCAATTTTTATATTTATTAATTTTTTTAATAATTAAAAAAAATGAAATTTATATATTAAGAATTTCAATAAATGCCTATGGACGAGTATGATATGTGTCATGTTGTAAGCTACGATATAATTATAAATGTGTATAATAATGATGATATAGTCTCAGTAATAAATGATGTAATTACAAACTATAATTTGGAGAATACAGAAGAATTAAGAGAATCATTTTATAAAATCATAAATGAAATCAGATATAGTTTTAATATATTAGAATATAGAACAATAACAAATATAGGTAGCAGATTAATAATATATCAAAGAAATAAAAGGTTAAATTGTTTAATTCAAGTTTAGAGAGGTAATAAATTTAAGAGAAACTAGATAGAAATAATAACTTTATTAACAAAATTTAATAAAGAAATTTTATAAAAATTCATAAATAGACATTGATAATGAACTATGAACCCACCCGCTATGAATTTTTTTTGCTTTAAATTTATCACTTGCAGAAATAGCTACTAATATTGGTAAAAAATGATGTGGTTCAGGATGGGCAATTGAATAACTCGGAATTTTTTTAACATTTTCATAAAAGTGTTTTGGTGATAAACTATCACGTGACAACAATACGTCCAATTGAGAATCAAAATCTAATGCCCATTTAGGAACAGAGGTTTCAACTTTATCTATATTTGAAAAGGCGTGTTTTAAATTATGAACGGTTCCACCTGATGCAATAATTAAATAACCTTTTTCACGTAAAGGTTTTAATTTTTGTCCAATATCAATAAGTTTATCAGGATCACATGAAAGCGATATTTGAATAATAGGAATTTTACCATTTGGATCTATAAATTTCATAGGTATCCATGTTCCATGATCTAATCCTCTTTTTTCTATTTTATAATCCAATAATGTATTTTTAACTGGATCAATTAAATCATTTGTTACGGGAATTGTATTATAATTTATATCATAAATGCCTTTAAAAAAATCTCCAAAATCATAAATAATCTTTGAGTTATTATTAATAATTGGTACATTTTTTTCTGAAAACCAATGTGCACTTAAAAATATAACAGCTTTTGGTGATAACTTATTAATTGTTGTAGAAAGTTCATTCGACCAATATTTAATAGTATTTTTATCCATTCCATTTAAAATAACGCCAGGGGCCCCATGACTAATAAAGAATACTGGTTGTATCATTATATTTTATAAATTTACTTTATTTTTAAACAAAAGTAAAGTGTAAGGTGAAATATTGAAAAAATTATATTTAATATGATAAATGAATGTTAGCATTATAGTTGGAGCAAAATCAACAGAACTAGGACTCCCAATAAGAAAATCTCTCAAGGGATGCAATGTTAATATTTTAAATGGATCTACAGCAAGATCATTTTCACAGTTACTTAATGAAGCTATATTTGTGAGTCGAAAAAGCGATGCTATAATATTTTGTAGTCATAAAGTCCGCCCCACTATTAGTGATATTCAATTAATAGCAGATAAAATTAGTGAAGGGTATGGGTTAGTATTATTATATAAAATGGCTTGTTTTGGATTTCGTCCAGAAGTTTTTAAAAGAATTGGATTATTTGATGAAAGATTTGAACCAGCTGGTTTTGAAGATGACGATATATATATACGTTTAGTAGAAGCTGATATAGCTGTATATGAAAAAAAATGTGTAGAATATATACAATCAGCAAGTACGTGGTCACAAGAATTAATAGAAATAGAAGGATTTCCATGTAAACAACCAAAAACATTTTTATTTTTTAGAAAAAAGTGGAGAAATAATAATGACGGTACATTTACAAGATTAATGGAGGAACAACCACCTTGTTATATAATAGGCAAATCAGACAAAACAATTACTTTTAAAAAATTTAGCGAATCTATAATCGAATCAAAAGAAATATTTCCAAAATTTGTATACAAAGACACAACAATAAAAAATAAAAAATGGTTAATCATAGGTGGTACAGGTAGTTTAGGTCAAAAATTAATAGATACTTATGGTAAAGATAATGAATTATATATAATGTCAAGAGATGAAAATAAACATTGGCAATTAAGAGAAAAATATAAATCTACAAAGTTTTTATTAGGGGATATTAAAAATTATCAAAAAGTAAATGATACAATATTACAAGTGAATCCGCATATTATTATCATGGCAGCCGCATTAAAACATATAGATACATGTGAATATGAAGTAAATGAAAGTTTAGAAACAAATACATTAGGTACAATGAATGTTCTTAAATCTATAAGATTAAATTGTAATAATTTAAAAAGATTAGAAACAGTATTATTTGTAAGTACAGACAAAGCATGTTATCCAATTAATACATATGGCATGTGTAAATCATTATCTGAAAAAGCAATAATAGAAGAGTCATTAAAAATGAATTCTGAAAAGTTTAAATATTTAAATATAAGATATGGTAATGTTTTAAATTCACGTGGTAGTATTATTCCTAAATTAAAAGAATCAAAAGATTCGTCTTATTATTTAACACATGAAGATATGACGCGCTTTATAATGACACAAGAAGATAGTGTGAAACTAATTAATTATGCGATTTTACACGCAGAAAGTGGTGATACTGTAGTTCCTAAAATCAATGCTATGAAAATTAAAGATTTATTTGAAATTTTTAGCAAACGTTATTCTAAATCTATAAAAATATCAAAATTAAGACCAGGTGAAAAAATGCATGAATCATTATTAAATATAAATGAATTAAAAAGAACAATTGAAAAAGATAATTATTATATAATTAAACCAGACTACAATACCCATAAATATGAATTTGTTGAAAACATGATTTCCTATGATTCGTGTGATACATTAATAAATAAAAATGAATTAGAAATATATTTAACTGAACAAAATTTATTAGAATAGTTTAAATATAAAATCTTTTATAGTTTAAAATATTAAATCATATGGATTTAATAAATTATATTAAAGACAGTTTACAACCAAAAGACACATTAGAATGGATATACGAAGACGCATTTGATAGTAAAAAATTTATGAATATGAAGCAAGATGGTATATATGTTAGTAAAAGCAAACCATTTAATGTTTCTAAAAATGATATAGAATATATTTTATTAGAACAATATTATATCTCAAGACGTACTATACGTCAAATCGCTTGGTTAAAACATGATAATACATTTGAATGGGATAATACATCTGAAAGTTTATATAGAAGATTATTACCTCCGCCGGTTGAAACGGTTAATCATACATTTATTATAAATTGTATAATAAAATATTACAAAGAATATGTAAATAATAATATAAATTATTTAGAATATGGTGTAAGATCTGGTGAAAATTTTCTAAATGTTAAAAGAAATGTAGAAAATACACATGGTGTTGATATAGTTATACAGAAACAATTAAGTAATATAAACGATTCCAAAATAAAATTATATAAAATGACTACTAATGAGTTTCAAAGTAAGATTTTATCAACGTTAGATAATTTTGATATAGTATTTATAGATGCAGACCATTCAAGTAAATCTGTTATAAATGATTTCAAAGGTGTAATTGACAAAGTTAATCCAGGGATATATTATATTACATGATACATATCCATGCAATGAAGAATATTTAAGTCCAGGTGGATGTAATGATTGTTATAAAACACCATTGTATATTAAAAACAACTACAATTTTGAAATATTAACATTACCATTAAACCCTGGATTAACTATAATACGAAAAAACAAGTATTAAAATATCGTTCTATTCTGTCATTTTATTTTTAAAGTATTATTAATAGAATGTCTTTTGTTAAACCATTAAATTGGAATTCTTTACCAATGTTTACAAAAATTCAAATATATGGTGATTCTTTAACAGAATATCATGCAAAATATGTTGATAAATTAAGTGCAAAAAATATAGTAAAAGAAATATGTGGTAGTAAAATAAAAACAGCAAATGTTATTAAAATAGTAAAACGAAAGTATAAATTTGAGTTATTATAATAAATCAAAAATATACAAAAAATTATATATAAAGTAATCCATAAATCATCATTCCATAAATAAATACGTACGAATTTTTATTTGCAGTTGTAGTTGCACTTGAGCTTGAGTCGGTGTCATTTGGTGTTGTTGTTACGGAACCTTGTTTTGGAGAAGATGATTTCGTTGAATTATTAGTTAAAATTGCTGTTACTTTTGTACGAGTAGAATCGTCAAATTTTTTAATATTATCTTCAATACGTTTATTATTTTGAGTCATAATATCACTAATTTTTCTAACATCCTCAGTATGCTCGATTTCATTTCCTTGTTTTAATTTATCATCTACTTGACAATAAACAATAGTAAAGAAAGCGTAAAAAGCACAAATAAATGTAAAAATTTTCATTTGAAACACGTCTTAATTAATATTTAAATTGATTTAAGCAAATTCAATTTTTTTTAAAATTCAAACTGTTTCATTTCTATAATTTGTTGATCAAGTGGTGGTATTAAACCTTGTAAATTATTAGTATAAATAGTATCTAATGATTTATCTATGATTTCATAATTTGATTTCATAGGCGTTATTTCTATATTTAAATCATATATTTTATTTATTAAAGATAAAAGTTCATATTTTGAAACAGTTTCATTACTGAATATATGTTTAACACCATACCAATATATCTTATTATCTATAATATAGTCTATTATTTTAGCAAATTGCAAACACGTAATACCATTCCAAAAACAATTAGTAAAACCATTTACTTTTTGATTTTTATTAGATATTAACCATTGTAATAACGAATAATTTTGAGTTTTTTGATGACCTATTATACTTGTACGTATAATCATTGCATTAGAAACATTTTCTCCAAGTATTTTACTTATACCATAAACCTTATATTCATCTTTTATACAATTTTCTGTATATTTCCCTTTTTTTCCATTAAAAACACAATCTGTTGTAGGATGAATTAATTTAAATTTGTATTTTATAGAAAGTTGATTTAAATTATTTGGGAAAACGCTATTAATCATAATATAATCATAATCATTTAAAGGTTTCACTTGAGGAATAAGTCCTATACAATTAATTATTAATGTATTTTCATTTATCTTATAATTTAATAAAAGTTTTTCTAAATCATGTATATTTGATTGCAATATATCAATATCGTTTCTGTTTAATCCAATTACTTTTTTGTGTTTAGATAATAAATATTTATAAATGTATGATCCAAGCATACCAGTATTACCAAATATTATGATTTGTTTATACATTAATTATAATATACAAATATTATCATAATTTTAAACAGAATAAGTAAAAATTGAATTTTTTGTAAAACTCGTAAATTATAAAAATATAATGAATATACAATTAGTTTATATTTTATTATTTATGTATTGTAGAGGGATTTGCAAAGACGAATATGGGAAAGGTTATTTTTGTTGTTATGATGAATATAAAGAAATAGTCAAATAAATACAATTTTAAAAAATTATATAGATAATCAATACAAAAAAGAGAAGTACTTAAACTAAGCGATGTATGTAAAAAATTTTTGGGCAAGAATATTGGTCCAAGATCTTTAGGCAAATATACCATTTGTATTCAAAAATAGATTAATTCTAAATATTGTAATCTTAATTATGTATATCAAAATACAACATTTAACAATATAAAAATAAATGAGCTTTTTTATATTCGTTATTTATAATTTATTTAATTTAATTATTTATAATTTATTTAAACGATATTCATATTCAAATCTTTTAATATTTAATAATTTAGTTTTTATATGTCTTGATAATAACCCTTCTGGATGAAAATCATTGTTTAAAATACCATATCCCAAAAAATTTAAATAACACTCTCCATATTTAGTCATACTTTCTACGTTTCCATATGCAATTTGGTCATTTAATCCACCATAATCATAACCGAATGGTATATATATTGTATTTTCATCCACATCTCCTATTTCTATATTCTTTTTTCCATATATATCTGCTCTATATTTAATTACTATATCAAATTTATGTTTATTTTTTTTTTCATACTTATTTATTAATTCCATACACATATAATTATTATAAAACATAGAATACATATTCCCCAAATTACCTGTTACTCTTAAATTACTTTCTCTTATTTCATTCGGAACCTCTATTTCTTCTATATTAACTTGTTCTTCATTTATATCAAAATCTTTACAAAACATATCCACAAATTTATCAGTGTTTGCATTTTTATTTAATGATATAAAATATTTTACATTATACATCTTATCATAATTTTTCAAATGTTCCTTATTCATTTTATATTTATTATTTTGTATTCTTCCAGAAAAATATATAGCAACCTTTAATCTTTCATCCGTGTCTTTTTTAGTTATTAAATTCATTATATTTTTATTTTCTTTTGTTATTCTCACATTTTTAATATTAAATTTTGTCATAATTTTTATGTTTATATATAACAATAAAAATAAATACGATATAATGTTTATTCTAATTCCTTTAGGTGGTAAAGGTGAACGTTTTTCAAATGCTGGCTATTCTGAACCAAAACCATTAATTAAAATATTCGATAAAGAAATTATATCGTATCTTTTGGATAACTTAATTAAATCTGTAGATAATAGTGTAGATAAAATATTTATTATTTATAATCAAAATCTTGATAATTATAATTTTAAATCTCTTATACATACACATTATCCATCTGTTAATCTTATATCTTTACAACATCAAACCCTCGGTGCTGCAGAAACTATTAATTTAGGAATACACAAAATTATAAACTCACAAATTAATATTGATAATACAGATTGTCTCCTTTTAGATGGTGATACATTCTATAACATAAATATTTTAGATCCTATACGTAATTTACAAAAACAATACAATGCAGTTTTATATTTTAACGAAATTTATCACGAACATTCCAAACCAAAATATTCATATTTGTCTCTTGACTCATCAAACTGTATAACAGATATTAAAGAAAAAGTAAGAATAAGTTCAAACGCAAATGTAGGTGCTTACTATTTTTCATCTATTCAACAACTTTTAGATAATACTCATTATATAATCGATAATAATATACGTTTTAATAATGAATATTACACTTCTTGTGTAATTCATCATATGTTATCAACTGGACACGTTTTCAAAGGTATTAATTTAAATTCTAATGATTTTATTTGTCTAGGAACACCAAAACAAGTCACATCTTATATTGATAACACATATGCATTCTTATTCGACTTAGATGGCACTTTAGTAAATTCTTCTGATATTTACTTTAAAATATGGGAAGAATTATTACTTGATTTTAATATTTCTCTTACTACTTCTATATTTGAAAATTATATATCAGGAAATAATGATGTAACCTTTTTAAAAATGTTGATTCCTAATATTGACTCCACTTCCATAGATAATATATCATCTAAAAAAGATTTATTATTTATTAAATATATAAATCACCTCGTTCTCATACCAGGTTCCTTTGAATTTATACAACATATAAAATATAATGGACATAAAATATGTATAGTAACAAACTGTAATAGATACATCGCTGAAACTATTTTATCTTTCTTTAATTTAAACCAATTTATAGAACATCTTATATTAGGTAACGAATGTAGTAATCCAAAACCACTACCAGACCCATACATTAAAGCACTAAATCTATTAAATATACCAAATAATAAAGCTATAATCTTTGAAGATTCAAAATCAGGTATGCTTAGCGCAAAATCTGTATTTCCAATGTCTATAGTCGGTATAGACTCTTCAAATAATCACAATAATCGCAAAATGCTACTTGATTTAGGAGCTAATATTATTTTAAAAAATTTTTTAAATGTTTCTATAAATAATATACTTTTTAATAACTCGCCAGAATTAGATAATCTTAAAAAATTAGTATATGATAACCTTTCTTATAAATATAATATTAAAGATATCATAATCCAAGATAACAAACTTAAAGGAGGTTTTATAGCAGATATAGTACCAATAGATATAATTATACAATCTAACGAATCTGACGAATCTACACTCAATTGTGTAGTTAAACTCGAAAATGACTTGAATAATTCTTTAAAAAACATGGCGAAAGTATTAAATTTATACGATAGAGAATACTATTTTTACGAAAATATTTCACCATATATCAATATATCTATACCTCATTTCTATTTTATCATAAAAGACTCTTCGTTTAATTCTAAAGGTATTATTTTAGAAAATTTAAACAATAATAATTTTATTCTCAACCTAGATTTAAATACTCAATCTATAGATGTATCTTTGACTATCATCGATAAAATTTCTAAAATGCATTCTAAATTTTGGAATATAAATCTACAGCAATCATTCGATAAATTACCTAAAACAAATCATTCGTCTCTATACCCATTTATGTCAAATTTTGTTAATGAAAATTGGCAAAGTTTTAAAATTAAATGGAAAAATATACTATATGATAGACAAATTGAAATAGGAGATTCAATTGTTAGTAATTTTTCACAAATACAACTATACCTAAGTAAAGATAATTTAACTCTTTGCCATGGTGACCTAAAATCTCCGAATATCTTCTATAAGAAATTATCAAATAATAACTATGAACCGTATTTTATAGATTGGCAATATATAAATCACGGGAAAGGCGTGTCTGATATAGTTTTCTTTATAATAGAAAGCTTTTCACTACAATCAATTGATAATTATACACAACTTTTTAAAGAATATTATTATAGTAAACTATCTGAATATGGTGTTAAAAATTACTCCAAACAAAATTTTGATAAAGACTTTATTTTATCTGCATGCTTTTATCCATTTTTTGTAGCTGTCTGGTTTGGAAATATATCATCAGAAGACCTTATCGATGTAAATTTTCCATTTTTTTATATTCAAAAATTGTTTTATTTCCTAGAAAAAAATAATTGTTTCATATCTAATAATATTTTTAATTAAATTTTCATTCAAAATGTTTTATGAAAATTGAATTTTTTTGTAAAACTCGTAAATTATAAAAATATAATAAATATCAAAAAAGTTCTTTCAATGATAACTTTTATAAAGGTTGGTTACACGTATGTTTGAAATAATGAAAATTTACAGTCAAGTTTGATTAGAAAAAAATAGAAAATTATATTAACTTAAAATATAATAATATAAAATGGGAATATCGTGTTACAAGAAACAATGATAAAACTTTAAAGGGTTGGAAACATATTAAATTAAAATAGCTTATTTTATAATTACTTATATAATATTTTTGTTAAATTAATACTAAATTAATCTATTTAAAAACAAAAAGTAATTAAATATATTATAAATGACAGAAGAATTTAAAAAAGCGTGGTTAATCACAGGTATTTGTGGTCAAGATGGTAGTTGGTTTGCTGACTATCTTCTTGAACTAGGATACACAAATATTCATGGTATCGTGAGGCGTTCTGCTACATTTAATACTCAAAATATTGACCATATTTTTAATAAGCTGAAGTTGTATCATGGTGACTTGACTGACCCAATGAATATTCATAATATTATTGCAAAGGTAAAGCCAGATTATATTGTTAATTTTGCTGCACAAAGTCATGTAAAAGTCAGTCATGATTTAGAAAATTATACTTTTCAAGTTAATACATTAGGAATTTTGAATATTTTACAAAGTGTACGTTCCTTGGGTCTGGAAAAGACATGTAGGGTGTATCATGCTAGTACTTCAGAAATGTATGGTAATCAGACAGATGGCAAAGAATTATTAAATGAAGACTCTCCTATGCAACCTGTTAGTATTTATGGTATATCTAAGAAAGCTGCTCAAGAAGTGTGTAACATGTATAGGGATGCATATGGAATGTTTATTGTTTCTAGTGTTTTATTCAATCATGAGGGGAGTCGTCGGGGTCATACTTTTGTAACACAAAAAATTGCAGATTATGTTGGTAAGTACTATGATACATGTAATAAGTTTAAAAGTGACCATCAAACTTCATTTCCTTTACAACCGTTGCAATTAGGTAACTTAAATGCTCGACGCGACTGGGGTGATGCGAAAGATTATGTACGTGCAGTATATCTAATGTTAAAGAGTACTAAACCTCAAAATTATGTTATTGCAACCGGTGAGACCCATAGTGTTAGAGAATTTGTAGAATTAGCTTTTAAGGAGATTGGAATAGAAATGGAATGGATTGGACAAGGAGTTGATGAAGTTGGTGTTGAAAAGAACAATAAGAAACATATTTTAGTACAAGTCAATCCTAAATATTATAGAGATATTGATATAGAATGTTTAATCGGAAATGCATCAAAGGCTAAAAAAGAATTAGGATGGGAGCCCAATGTAACATTTAAAGAATTAGTAAAGTATATGGTCAAGTCGTCTATTAATAGAATAGGGTAGGTACTCCATATACTTCTTTGGATATAAAACAATTTAATAAAAATTGATTTAAAATAGTTTAATTAGTTAAATAAGATTAATTAAAATATGGAAGAATTAATAAACAGATTCGATACTATTGACATGAATAATGATAATAGAGATGATCAGAATGTAGTAACCAGATTCATTTCTGAAATTGAAAATGATAATCAATGTGATATTATGTTAAAGCTGTTCTGTGGGTATTCAGGTAATATGTATTTATCTGATTATTCAAAGGACAATGGTATTATTCATATACTTGGTTCAAGAACTTCTAAAGGTAGAGAAACATGATAAGAAATTTTTGGGAAAGAATATTGGTCCAAGATTTATGTCTAAATTTAAGAAGGAAATCGAAAAATATATAAAAGAAAAATATAAAAATATAAATAACGAATATCAAAAAAGTTCTTTCAATGATAAATTTTTTAGAGGTTGGTTGCATATATGTTTGAAATAAATCTAATATAATTAATGATTTTTCGTCTTATTTTAAAGAGTTACTTCAGTTACCACTACCGGTTACTCCCATATGGTCTCAGTTACTTCTAAAAACACCCAGTTACCCCCATTTTAAGATATCTCTGTAGTTTTTTATTTTTATATATTTTTATATTATATTTAATTTCTATAATATAAAGTTATAAAAGGAGTAACTAGAGTAACCCCACCACAAAAGAAGTAACCAGGGGTATACCAGAAGTAACTTGGGGTGACTACGACCATAAATCATCACTGAATTCTTTTAATTTAAAATGTTTCCAGCCCTTAAATGTTTTTTCATTTATTTTTAAAATAATTCTAATTTTATGGTCGGCTTGCTCAATTGGCGCCAAGCTTGCTTAATAATGGCGCTATTATGGTGTCTTGCTCAATTGGCGCTATAATTTGGGTTTTCTCTGTAATTTATATTTTTATATATTATTATACTTTTTTTATAATTTTTTTTCTATAAAATAAGTTAAAATATAGCGCCAATTGAGCAAACAGACCATAAATAGCGCCATTATTGAGCAAGCTTGGCGCCAATTGAGCAAGCCGACCATAAAAAGACTAAAAACATGTATCTTTTATCGACAAATGCAACCATCCTCTATAAAATTTATCATTGAATGAGCTTTTTTGATATTCGTTATTTATATGTTTATATTTTTCTTTTATATATTTTTCGATTTCCTTTTTGAATTTAGACATAACTCTTGGACCAACTCTTTTTTTGGTATACATTTCACAAACTTCAGCTAATTGAAGTATATCACCTTCTTTATATTCAATGTTTTCTTCAAGCCAATTGTAAAAATCATTATTTTCTTGTCTATATTCATTTGTTTTGACTTTAATTTCGTTTGGTTCTGGTACTGTTTTATTATAGTAATCAAGTAATATATTCATAAACGTTTGTCTCCAAGTGATATCTTCGCGCATTCTTGAAGGAAGTGTTCTATCTATTTTAAATTCATTATCTTCTTTTGGTTCATCTACGAAACGACTTGGGAAATCGATAACACGAATACGTCTCCAAAGTGCAGTATCTTCGCCTTTAATTTCTGGAAGTTCATTACAAGCCAAGAAAAGCTTTGCTTCCATGACAAAAGAAACAGCTTCTTGATAAAGACCACGAGCAACAATTTCTTCAGATCCAGTTAATTCTTTAAGAAGACCAATATTGATTTTTTCACCATCTTCGGGTTCACTTAAAAATGCAAATCGTTTATGTAATAGTTTAATTTTTTCAGTATTTGCTTCATTTGCATTATTGCGTTTTCTTGTTAAAAGAGTGACTTCAACTTTTTCACCAAATTCGCCCATACATAATTTCATTAAATTTAACAATTGACTTTTTCCGTTAGCACCAGAATCACCTATAAACATTAAAAAGTTAGTATTAGGAATATCTCCATTTAAACATTCACTCATTTTTTTAAGTACATAATCACGAACACCTTTATTGGGCAAGACTTGTTGTAAAAAGGTATAAACTTCTTGATTTTGAACATTTATATCATAGTCATAATTAACAGTTAAATTAATAAAATCATCTTTTTTGGTTTTTCTGAAACGATTTTCAAGCAAGTCATAAACCCCGTTATAAAATGGTACTAAATGCTTTTTACTATTCAAATTATAAATAAAATTTTCATCATTAAAATAAATCTTGGCACCTTTTATAACATCATCTTGAAATCCTGGTTTATGAAATTTATTTATAATACTTTTGATATTTTTACTTAATGACATAGTTGTTTCATCACTTGCTTTAGCATCATAATGGCTTTTGATTCTATCAAAAATTTTAGATAAATCTATAATTTCTTTTTTCATTTCTATATTATCATTATCAGATTTCCAGATAGAACCTGTAAAATAATACCAATTATTGCGAGAATAAATAAATGTTTTATGAATAACATACAATAATTTAGAAATCATAGTAATTTTATGTCCATCTAATACTTGATTAACAATAGTTGTAACTTCTTTATTTTTAAAAATGGAGTTATCTAATTTTATATCACAAGTGAATTCTATATCACTACCGTTATAAATATTGATGATATTATTAATAGTACCATTGTTAATAAGCTGATTGTAATTCATCCAAAAGCTATTTAATGTTTTATATCTATTATCGACTGGTATAAGATGTTGTTTTGGAAAAATAGCGCTACATTTTGTACATTTAAGACAATATCCAGTATCACCAATTTGATGTTCAACATTACATTCAGGACATTTACCTTTTAACAATTTTGACAAAGTTGTATTTCCAACATTTCCTCTGAAAATCATAGCATTACGATCAAACGATACATCCTTTATTTCTTCATCAAAATTTTGAGTTATGTAATTTTTACATTCAATAATAGCTTGTTCAATAAGTTCAAGTTCTTGTTTATTAACACGAAGACACTTTTTGATAATTTCATTAATTTCTTTTGGATAACTTTCTAATTTAAGTTCTCCATATTTATGCTCATTGCATTCTGTATCATGACATTTCTGTTTAGAACTTGTAGTATCTATGACAATATATTGATTATTTGATTTATGTTCTCTATCTAAGAATGGACAATAGCGTTCAGTTAAAGCGACAATGATACAATTATGTTGTTGATCAATAAAAATATCACGAACTGTATTTGGGAAATGATGAAATTCTTTTGTAATAAATTTTTTAATAGTTTTTTTATCTTCTTCAGTTAATTCTTCTGGTATATTAACAATAGGTGAATCAATAATTTCTATATCGTCGTCTTTGTGGACGTCATCTAAAGGTGATATAATAGAATTATTATTAAAATTAAGAATTTTATAAGTATCAGAAGTATGATAACAAATAAATGTTTCTAAATCTACAAAGTCATCAGACAAATCTGATTTCACCAATGGTCTGTTTTCTCCTCTTTTACTACTATAAATGGTACGAAATAACCCTTCTCTATAAACACTTGGGTCAATAATATATTTTTTATTATTATCTTTTCGATTCTTTATAGTTTTTTTGCAATTGGAGACTCTGGTGTATTAACAGCAGCTTTAACAG